GGGTTCACACCTACACTGCCACAGCATCGCAGACCACATTCAGTGGTGCAGGTGCAGAGGGTACATCTTTAAGTTACAAGGACAGTAACTATGTAGATGTGTATCAAAATGGTATCAAGTTAGGTGACGCAGACTATACATCAACAAGTGGCACATCAATTGTACTAGCACAAGGAGCATCCGTAGATGACCTAGTGGTGGTTGTGGTGTTTGATGTGTTTTCGGTAGCAGACACTGTAAGTAAAGCAGATGGTGGTACGTTTGATGGTGCAGTTACATTTGGAGGTGGTGTATCAGGCAACATAGCTAATGTTTCAGGAGACATGACAATAGATGTAGCAGGTGATATCATACTTGATGCTGATGGTGGTGATGTAACTATAAAAGATGGTGGCACAGAAATTGGTAGTTTTGCTAATTCAAGTAGTGATTTTGTAATTAAATCAGCAGTTTCAGATAAAGACATGATATTCAAAGGTAATGATGGTGGTTCAGAGGTAACTGCTCTTTCACTTGATATGTCTGTTGGTGGAATGGCTACGATTGCAAATGGTTTAGTTTTAAGTGATGGTAATGTTGTATTTGCTGCTGGTCATGGCATAGATTTTAGTAATGCAAGTGGGTCGGCTAGTGGGAGTGCTAATGCTCTTTTTGATGACTATGAAGAAGGAACATTCACACCTTCTTTTTCATCAACTAATGCAACATTTTCAATGAATTACCAAAGTGGAAACTATACAAGGGTTGGAAGATTGGTTTTTTGTTCATTTATGATGAATCTAGCTAGCACACCCGGAGGTACAACAAGTAATACTGTGTCAATAACTGGATTACCTTTTAGTAGTGCCACTTTACAAGGCACGTATCATGGTGGTTCAATAGGACATTACTTTAATTTTAATTTAGCTCAAACTGGAGTTTTGGCATATCAAACATCTTCAGGAGCATCAAGTGTAGAACTTAAAAATGTCGGAGATAACATAGGTGAAACTGCTGTTCTAGCAAGTTATTTAGGTAGTAATTCACAAATTCGTGGGCATATAATATATCACGCATCATAATAGGAGAGTTTAATTATGGCGATAACAAAATCGATAGAAGTACCAAAGATTGAGGTCGTAAATACTTGGTCAATACAAGTTGCTACGGACACAGTTATTAAAGAAGATGGTAAAGAAATAAGTAGGTCTAGGCATAGACATTGTTTAGAACCTTTTACATCAGGGAAAGATGGCGATACTTGGGTACATACTGCTACAGATATAAGTGGTGAAGATGCTAGTGTACAAGCAATAGCAAATGCAGCTTGGACTGATACAGTAAAAGCCAATTATAAAACATTTGTGGAATCACGAGAGGGATAAATGACCAAAGCAGCAGAATTAGCAAAGATGGGTGAAGTCCTAGACAATTCACAGATTGGTGGGCGAAGGAATATTATTATCAATGGTGCAATGCAGGTGGCACAAAGAGGTGACACAACATCTGTACAAAGTGGATATGGTGGTTGCGATAGACTTCAATTTGCTTCTTCAGGAGCTACTAGAGTTACACTTAAGCAAAGCACTGATGTTCCATCAAATCAAGGTTTTATCAATTCTCAACAAGTTGATGTTACCACAGCAGACTCTAGTTTAGGTTCAGGTGATTACGCCATGATTAGACAGAAAATAGAAGCACAAGATTTACAACATTTGAAATATGGAACTAGTGAAGCAGAAAAAATAACACTACAATTTTTTGTAAAGTCATCTAAAACAGGCACTCATATTATTGAGTTATATCATTATGATGCTAATTATCACAATGCACAAGCTTATACAATATCTTCAGCAGACACTTGGCAGAAAGTAACAGTAACTTTTGATGGATATCAAACAACTAATTTTAATAATGATAATGGCACAGGTTTAGGTATTCAATGGTGGTTAGCTTCAAGTTCTACATATGCAGGAGGTACTTTAGCATCAAACACTTGGTCTAATACAGCAGCAAATCGTGCTGTCGGTCAAGTCAATGTTATGGATAGCACAGATAATAATTTTTATTTAACTGGAGTCCAATTAGAAATAGGCTCACAAGCCACACCATTTGAGCATAGGTCATTTGGAGAAGAACTAGCTTTGTGTCAGAGGTATCATGTGCATTATGATTCTAATAATAGTTATGGACGTCTTGCTATATGTGAAAATCCTACAACTACTGTAGCTCAAGCTATATTTGAACCTCCTGTAGAAATGAGAACAGTGCCAACTATGGTTACATCAGGTGCTGTTACTCATTATAGTTTGTATAATAAATCTACTATAACAGCTACTACAAACATGGCTATGTCAACTGCTGCAAGCTCCAAAGTTATTTGTGTAGGTTGCACCATTGGTTCTGCTAATTTGTTACTTGGTGGAGCTTCACAGTTAATGACAAACGATAATACTAGTTATTATATATCTTTTGATGCTGAGTTATAAAGAGGTAACAATGAATATAGAAAATGCTAAATACAATACTGATTTTATTACTAAAGAAAAATGTTCAATCAACATAGTAGTTGATGGAATATTAATGTCTGTACCACTAGAACCTGCTAACAGACACTACCAAGCAATCCAAGAATGGGTCAAGGAAGGCAACAAGATAGAGGATGCCGACTAGCATGGAAAGCATTGACCCAATGTTATTCTGGAACATAATCCTGACTATGGTCGTTGTACCATTTGGTTGGGCATTTAACAAGATGTTCCAAGAAGTAAA